TAGAAGAATTTTGAGGGATGAGGTTAAAGATATAGCAAGAAGAAATTCTTCTATAAATTTCGATGCATTACAATTTAGTATCTTTGGTGCTGTTGCCCCGCCTATAGAAATTCCTCCTGTAGGTATACCATATGCAGGGCAAACATTAAAGGTTACATCTTATGCGCGTCCATCATTCCCAACATTAAAGATAGATTTTACCGTAGATAACTGGTTTAATAACTATTGGGTAATATACAAGTGGCTTGAAGTGTTTAATGATCCTAAAATAGGTATCTTTAGCCCTCAGGACAAAGAAGTTGAATCTAGAACTGGTGAATATATGACAAATATATCTATATATGGTTTAGACGAATATAATAACAAAACAATTCAATTTGATTATATTAGATCATTTCCAACTGCCTTACAAGGCATAGAATATAATGATAGGGATGCTGACGAAATGGTATGTAGTTTTAATTTTGCTTACCATCAATTAAAGGTTTCTCTATTACCTGTAAATTAATTTGTAGACTTTTTTTATTTTTTTTGAAAAAGTTAAACATAAGTAATATAAATATTAACGTATGAGTAACAATTCCCTTGCAGGAGATAATAACTAAAATATATGGCAAGAACAATTCAAAGCCCAGGAGTTGAAATTCGTGAGGTTGATCTTTCCTTAAGACCAGTAATCACACAAGGTACTAGCGTTTTTGTCGCTGGTTTCTCCAATCAAGGCCCTATCGACGAAGTTTTACAGCCAGCAAGTATTAGTGAGTTTGAACAAATCTACGGTACACCGACAAATGCTGCTGAGAGATATTTTTATCATACAGTAAAAGCTTCCCTACAAGCCCCGGTTCAATTAAAAGTTACAAGACTACCCTATGGTGAAGCTAAGGGCGAAGGGTTTAATGCATGGAGATATAGTGCATTAGTTTATCCTGTTATCTCTCTGACAACCGACAAAGTAGGCTTATCTTCCGTAGAATTAAGAAGTCTTAGCGGTTCTAATGCATATTATCTAAAATCGCCAACACATCTTGAACTTACTTTAGAACAATATCAAAATTTAATTAACAATAATATCTCTTGGGAAAATTTCGCTGGAGGTTATTTTGATTCTCCTAGTAGTATCTCTTATGAGACAATTGGTAATGCAGGTTTAGTTATTCTAAACAAATCTCAAGTTTCGAATAATAATAAATTCGAAGGCTATTATGTTGCTATTACTGATAATGCAAATGTAAATCCTGCCACACCTTTTGACGGTATTAACGGTATTAAGTCGATTGGAGCTAATTTACCTTCAATAAACAGCTTTATAAGCGTACCTACAACAAGACTTAATTTTCCATTGACGGCAACTAAGTTTGGCGATGGTAGTAGTATTAGTGAAATCATGGAAAATGCTGCTACATTTGATATTTCTCCAGCCTCGTTCAGTGATACACTTACAATTGGTGTATTTAAATTGAGACAGAGTGTATTTTCTCCTGATGTTATTTCGCTGGATTATGTTTTAGCTGAAAAATATATTGGCTCTTTAGATTACTATAGGCAAATTGCTGATCCAAATGGCGGCCCTGCAACAGCCTTCTATATTGGTAATGTAACAGAAAGATCACCCAATATCAAGGTCTTGGTAAATCCATGGATTTCTAATCAAGGTAGAAATACCTGGCTTGGTAATGATGGCAACCCCACAAAGACAGTAAGGGTCACTAACAAACAAGGGGCTATTCCGTTAGCATTACCTGGTTATACCGAAACTGCTAAAAGTTATATAACCCGTATTGGTGCTGCTTCTGCTATCAATGGTACAAACTTATCCGACCTATTAACCACCACAATGGAAGGCAATAAGTTGTTCCCATTAGGCGTTTATACTGATACAGTAGTTTCTAATAAAAATATCGGTAATCTACCACAGAAGCTTGAAAGAGCTTTCGAGCTTGTTGAAAATCCTGACCTATACAATATTAATCTAGTACCCGAAGCCGGTCTAGGTACTATATTTGTAAGCGTAGCAGAGCAAGCATTTAACAACAATTTGCCTGTTTCGGCTTGCGGACCTTACCATGAAAATACACCGGTAAATAGTCTTAGCGGATTGTTCATTACTAATAATGAGCTCTTGGGTGAAGAAGGATCGAGAATCAGATCTAATTATAATGCAGTTGCAAGTATAATGGTAAATGCTGCACAGAATCAAAGAAAAGATTTCCTTGTAATCCTGGACGCCTTGAGACATATATTTGTTCAAGGCGAAAACCACAAGGTTTTAAGCAACAAGAAGATTTATAGCCCTAATGCTGGTGTTGGAGTCGATCCTAAAGCTTCAGACTACACTCCCACGAGCTTTAGTCAGCATATCTACTGGCCATTAAGACATCAATTTAGCTTAATTGATTCTAGCTACGCTTGCAGCTACGCTACTGTTGCTCAAGTATTAGACCCATCATCTAATCGTCAAGTCTGGGTACCTTTCTCTGGGTTTGCAGCAGCCGCTATGGGTAATACTGATGCTAACTTCCAGCCCTGGTTTGCGCCTGCTGGATTTACAAGAGGCGTTCTATTAGGAGTAAATGATTTAGGTATGTATCCTAAGCAAAAACAACGTGATCAACTGTACAAGATAGGCCTGAACCCTGTGCCGTTCTTCCCCGTTGAAGGGTTTGTAATCTTTGGTCAGAAGACCTTGCTTAAGAAGCCAAGTGCATTTGATCGTATTAACGTACGTAGATTGTTCTTAGATCTAGAAGTTGCAACTAGAGATACCGTTAAATATTTCGTATTCGAACCAAATACACTATTTACAAGAACACAAGTTGTAAATACACTTACACCTATATTTGATAATGCTAAGAATACAGAGGGATTATATGATTATCTAATCATTTGCGATGAGCGTAATAATACACCCGATGTAATAGATCAAAATGAATTGAAGGTCGATATTTATCTTAAGCCAGTACGCGCTGCAGAGTTTATCTTAGTAAGCTTCTATGCAACTCGTACCGGTCAAAACTTCCAGGAGTTACTAGCGTAACAATAAAGGAGAATAAATAATTTTATGGCAGACGTAAAACAACTTATTGCAGATTTTTACAGAGTAGCTTCCGCTAGAGACTTCCAGCGTGATATTCAATTTCGTGTATTGAGTATTACCCCTGGCGGTACAACAGTAACATTTGATGAAAATGATCTAGTATATGCAAAGGCTGCGTCGCTACCCGCGCGCTCTATTACAGCAGTAAATGCAAAATATATGGGATTAAATTTTAATCTACCAGGTGTTGCTACATATCCCGGTAGTGAAGGTTATATACTTAATTTCTATAATGATGCTAAGAATAATCTTCGCCAGAAATTTGAAGATTGGACACGTGATACCTTTAATGATGCTAACAGCACTGGTAATTACTTCACCCCAACACAATCGAGTACAATTGACTTAGTACAGCTCGATACACAAATGAACAGGGTTGCGCAATATCAACTTGTTGGTGTTAGTATTCGCAATGTCGGTGCAATCGAATATCCAATAGGCGATGGTACAGGGCAGATTGTCAATTTCCCAGTAACTCTTGCTTATCATTACTTTACTCGTAAGCAAGTTTCTTAATAGAAAATTAAATTTGCCATAAATATTTGAATGGCATTATCTAATCCAATTACCGACGCTTTTCAGGGCTTAGCATCTAATACAGTTGGTATTGGTAGAGGAATAAACCCCTTAAGTCAGCCACAAATTACAGACATTCTCGGGTTTAATATACCTGGCGTCCCATTAATCAGTACAAGAGATTATTTCCTTCTTCAACTTCAAAGCTGGCTTACGGCTATACCGTTACAAACACAATGGATTGCAGTTATAGACAGTTTTCCATATTGCTTAAGAACTGAAATACTTCAAAATATGGAACGTTCTGATGGCGGTAAAAAAAGCTATGATATAGATCGAGCTAAAGCAATTTTAACTAGCTATCCATTTCAAAAAGTAATAGGTTGTGTATTTGCACAAGGGGCTTTCGTACCTGGCGAGCAGCTAACAGTTAGAGACACTGCTTTAGATAATAACAGAGGATTTATACCTGGAATAGTTGCTGAAAAAAGAGTGGGATATAGCGGGTCACCTTTGAGATTAGATTTCTTAGAAACCAATACAAGTATAGTTGATTTTATCTTCAGGCCCTGGGTAATGTTAGCTAGTCATTATGGGTTAGTCGCTAGACCAAATGATATGCCAGGCAGCAAAGATTTTTATAACGTTAAGTCAAACATAACACTTCTTTGCTATACAAGAAGCTATCAAAACGTAAGTCAAATTCCGCGAAAAGTTTTTACTTTTTATAATGTCGTCCCCACTTTAATCAATAATTTTACATTAGACTATAAAGAAGAACCTCAACAAGCAACTGCCTATAGCGTTAATTTTACTTATACAAACTATACTATTCAAAATAGTATGTATTTCCCTATTGCGGATATCATTAAGACAGTTTCTAATGCAGCGAATGGCAGCTATTCGCCTGTTGTTTCGCCGCTACAGAATTCATCTAATTCCCCCGTCAATGTAGGTGGCTTTTTCTAAATTTTTTGTTTAATAATATATGGAATTTTACCTAAATTGTTGGGTACCATCGTTAAGCGGTTTTTTTAAATTAAAAGAATTAAAAAACTCTCAACTATCTATTTTATCTAAATATATTTTAAATGAAGATCATGAAGGCACTAATATGTGCTTTAATGAAATTATTAATAAAAATTTTCTAGAGATAAACCCTAATTTAAATGTTAACCGTTTTGATAAGTGGTTTATTTTAAGTTTTTTAAGAGCTACAAATATTTCTCCAATACTCTACTTACAAACTGCTAATACAGCTAACGTTCCTTGTAATATAGAGCTGTCTCTCTATGAAACGCTTACAAGATTATCAGAAATTTCACCTGTTAGTGCTATCGATGTCAAACTAGAAAATATTAATATAATACTCTATCCTAGCGAGAGTTTATATACAGTTGAACCTGTTGTAGATTCTGTTAAAGAACTAAAACATCTTAAAAATAATATTACTAATAGAGATGAAATTTACAAGCTTTTAGGAAGAAGAGAAAATTTGAGAAATTATTTAGCGCAGCAAATGTTATATTTTGATAGTCTTAGCAATGACTTGATAATAAAAAATGAAAACCCTGCTCTCAAGCTTACGAATATACCTGTAAGAGTTTTTGATAATACTTTATTCTTTTTTTTAAGATCTATCTATCTACCCTATTGCAAAGGTGTTTACGAAAAACTTTTCAGTCTTAAAAAATTAATGAATTTGAGCCTAGATGAGTATTATCAACTTACCCCGTCAGAATGCGATATTTTAATAAGCCTTTATAAGCAGGATGAATCGTCTAAAACGCAGCATAGTTACAGTCTTCAACAATAAATTTGTCTATAAATAATATATGGATAATACAGACAATGCAGTTGAGTCAGAACAAAATATAAAAAGTTCTGATAATGTTACTCTATTAAACAACAAGGAAGCTGAATTTTCTGTGCCTAGCTCTACTGATGAAAATATTTACTATACGTTAGCGTCATTAGAAGCTGATAGTCTCAATCGAAAAGTTTTAAGAGATAAAGAACTATACGGCGATTTAGATAAAGCTGATGAAAAAGCTAAGACTCTTTTAGAGCAGGACATGGTATTTGATATTCCTGAAATCAAGCCTGATGAAGCCTCGTTAAATATTAGCGACACTAAAAAAGAAGATGCTTTCGCGCAGGAGCAACCTGCAAATATTGAGAGTGACAAGAGTAAAAAATCTCAAAACACTGATTCACCTGTTAAAAGCGAAAATAATCAACTTGGTTCCGCAAAAACTAAGCCCGTTGAACCATCTCAGCCTACAATAGCATCTAAAGCAAAGCAGGAAGCAGATGAAATAAGACGTAACGCACAAATTCAAATAGAAAAAATGAAATCTGAGGTCTCGCAATCTGTAGAGCCTCCTCCAAATATATATGATGCTCCTAAGCCAAGACAGCAGTCGTCTCAAAGTACAGTTAATAATAAGAATAAAGAAAGCAAAGAAGAGGAAGGATCTACTTTAAAGAAATTTGAGGTACCACAATGGGCCGAAAACATTTCAAGAAAAATGCCTGTGCAACCAGAAGCTTTAAATGAAGACAGTTTGGCTGTAAGTAGGGAAGCTAGAGATATTAACCTGACTCAACCTGATAAATCATCCTCTTTAGAACCTAAGAAAAAACCGGGTCAGTCACAAGCACCTGTAAAATTATCAGAAACATTACAATCTAAGACTGGTGATCAGCAGCCTGTTTTAGAAAGCTCTTCAACAAAAAATATTAAAAGTGACATCAATAAGACAGAAGAAATTACGGTGACAGATGGAAAAGACAAAATAGAAAAAAAACAACCTAAAGAAGAGGTTAAACCGGAAAAGCCAGTATTGAATGTACAAGACATTCAGCAAGCTAGTACACCGCAACAAAATACTCAAAGTAACAACTCGGTTGATTCACTTAAAAAGTTTTTAAATTTTTTGACACCGTCACAGCAAACAGAAGCAGCTGAAGTATTGAGTGAAAATAAACCACAACAGACACAAGATAATGATATGCCACAACAGCAGCAACCTAATATAGATAATAACATAGAACAACCTACAGTTGTAGCTGGTCCAGAACCTGAAAATAAACCTAATATTCTTGATGAACCTTTTCAAAATAAAAGACCTATAGACAATCCGCAAATTGCTGGTCAAGTTATGTCTATAATAAATTCAATCAACAATAATACTATAAACCCTAACTTAGATCTTTTCAATTTCAAATCTTATGTTAACAAAGGTATTAAGGAAAGAGGATTGCTAAATCAAATGCCTCAAGTTAATAATATGGAAAATCTACTTAAACAGATACCATTTCTACAGCCTCCTTTAGCAGGTAATAATGAACCTCAACAAAATAGACCTCAAGGACAGATGCCTTTTCTTGATTTTAACTCCTTTGTACCTAAGGTTGAAGAGAAGAAGCAATCTACACCAATCACTAATAATAATGACAAACTATTAACAGATATGAATATAAACTTAAATAAAATTTCGGCCACCATACAGCAATCTCAGCAGAATTTAATAAATTCATTAAATAATTTAAGCAATATTGCTAATCAAATCTTGAAAACAATACCTTCTATTTCTATATCGCAGGATAATAGCTCTGTAGCCTCCGGGGGAAATCAAAAAAATTCTGGAAGATTTTCACCCACAGAAAACTTAAATTTAATTGGTAATTATAGAGACGATTTAGGTTTAACACCTAGAAATTATACTACTAACACCATATTTCCAGGGAATAATAGTATAGTATGAACTTATTTGCATTTGAAAAATTTGGTTCTCCTAAACCTCAATATCAAGGAGCTCCTCGCTTAGTTCCCGTTGGCTCTATAAGCGGACCCGGGGCAAACAACATAGCCAAAGATAGTTCAAGTTACGGACTGATTGATGTTGTTAATAATTTTCAATGGACTACCTCACCAAAGTCATCTAGGATGGAAGTACCTGCTATATTTTTAAAAGAAAAAAGACTTAAGAACAATTCATTGTATGCGCAAGTAGCTTACTACGGCATGGCTCTTGGCGGTATTTTAGGCGGCGCAGCTGGCGGTCTTACGGCTTTAAATAATTCTATCAGGCCTTTTATGACTTCTGTTTTAGGTGGGTTTGGTGCAGGTACTTTTACTCAGGTTTTAAATAACGCCTTAGGGCAGCTAACATCATATATTTCTGGTAATGCTGGCGCGGCTGAATCTGGTATTTTTAGTTCTAATATTACAAGAATAGCAGAGGGTGTAGGTGCTATAGCAGGGTGGAACGCTACACCAGAAACAATACAAGCAGGTGTAAATGCTATTGCCTCCATATCCCAACAGTTAGGCAGATTTACTCCAGACAATTTTAATATACCTAGTCTTAATAGCGATATACTATCACCTTATGAAGGATTGTATATTACAGAAGATACAAAATTTATTTATAATATGCCTTATTTCTCGAACGAACAGAATACTGTTAATAATATGTTTGGTGATTTTGATGAAGTAATGGGTGAAGGTGGTATAGATCCATTAAATGCATACGGTACAGCAAAAAATGTAAGGGCTGCAGCAAATTTTGTTTCTGGTACAGTTAATTTCGATGCCCCGGGCATCTATATTGAAAAGCCAAAATTTTTCAATTTTAAAGAAACAGGCGAACAAATAAGGTTTAGTTTTCCTCTTATCAATACCGGATGGTCTACGTTTGAAGACGTGGTTCAGAATTGGCAATTAATGTACATGCTTGCCTATCAAAATCGCCCTAACAGAAGAACACGAGACTTAATTGATCCGGCAGTAATTTATGAAATTACAATACCGGGGGTAAGATTTTACCCTTACGCATACATAAGCAGCATGGCTATTAATTTTGTAGGTGCTAGAAGAAGAATGAACATAAGAGTACCTTTAGAAGGTGGTCTGGGAACTATTAACACTATTATACCTGATGCCTATGTAATTGATATAACATTTACTACTCTTGTATCTGAAACACAGAATTTCTTGTATGCTTGCTTACATGACAAGCAAGATATCATAACAACATCAAGTTCTAGGTCGCCTTTTGATATTTTTGGTGATGATCTTTCTAAGAATTATTCAGGCGCATTAAAACAAAATCTAAATCCCAATACACAGTCGTCCGCAAATAAGCTATTGAATGCGGCAGGAGATTTTGTACCTAGAGTCATTAATACATTTAAACAATCACCATTAGATATATTAGGAGGCGGCTTGTGATTGGATTAAGTGCTTTAGGCGGGTTTAGAAAAGATATTAATCTTTTAGAAAAAATACCATCTATTAGTTATGAAAATATTTTTCGTATGTATTTGACTGAAAATACTGATAATACAAATTTCTATTATTATAATTTGCTCAATAGTGTTTATTTTCCAGATGATATACCTAGCAGCATCTATTATGCTATTACGTTAAATAAAAGACTTCCATGGACAGCTATTAGTTATAATGAATATAGAACTACAGATTTATGGTGGCTAATTGTCTTAGCAAACAAAATACATAACCCAGTTTACTATCCCGCACCAGGTTCAACCTTAAGAATTATTAAACCTGAATATGTAAAGCTTATATTTAACGAAATAACCGCTCAAATAAAACAATAATGAACCCAATAGTACAAAATTTGTCCTTTTCGAGTCAAGGCGAACATGTTCAAATTGGCGACATGCAGTATGAGTTTAATGTTCAGCTTTATAATGGCGATGGTAATTCTATAGGGATAAAATACCCTAGTATAGTAGAGCTTTGTATATCTGATTTAATTACTACATTTGCCCCTGATGGTTATCTAATTTTTAATAATCCTTTAGATGCAATCGAGAGTGTTCAAAGCATATCAACAGATGTAAGAGGTATGCCTCAGCAGGCATTTACACCTTTCACTTTTAGAGGAGATGGTAGAGATTTTCTTGTTATAAATATAAAACCCTCTGTCAACATAGGTGACAGTGATCCACTTAATACATCGGATGATAATGAGTACTCTTTTAGCTATGTATTTACAGTGTACGATATGCAAGATATTATAACTGATGATAGAGAAGTTAAACTAAAAAAACTTTTTCTGTGTGACTTAACTTTTCAAATTTTAAATGAAAAAAATAGCTATTTTTCTACAGCTAAAATGACAGATGGAAAAGGTAAAAGTAATACCGAGAGAAGTGCTTTTACTGGACAAGCATTAAGACAGCTACTATCAGATGTTTTATCTAAAGATACTAAGCTTAAACAATCTTTTAGTACCGAATGGGATCTTGGAAGTGAGAAAATATTTTACAGTAGCCCAGCTGGAAATAAAGCTATAGATGATTTGTATTACTTGTTAGATTATCATGTTAGTGGTAAAGAAAATGATTATTGCCCAGCATTATTGAGAAAAAGTAGAAAAAATGTATGGGCATTAACACCGATTACTAAATTATTTCGTACCGCTTACTATAAAGGATCTTCTTCTTTTGGAGATATAGGTGGAACCGGGTTATCAGAAAATTTTATATTAGGAAAGCCTACTACTGGTGACTATGATCCGTTAAACGTTATTGAACGTAATCCTTCCTCTTCAGTATTTGCAAATAATTTACCAGATTATTCTTATATAGAAAATTTTGAAAGTGCTAGTATATCTGCCACATCAAATACTTTAGGTGTTGCGACACATGTTGTTCATAGCTATGACCCGGCTAATAAAACCTTTTCTATAGACTTAACAGAAAATAATATTAATAGTTCTTATAACAAATATAAAAAATATTTTGTTAATTCGCAGAAAGGTGTAATGGGGTCTTCACCTAGCCCTAATATATTTTTAAACAAAACTAAGACAGAAAATAAATCAATTCAACACGTATTTAATCCCAACACAAATCAATCTATACGATTAAATTCAGGTACTAATAAAATTATGTTAAACTCAATTTTTAATAATACTACCATTGCTTTTAAAACAAGAGGCAGTATTCTAAGAGAAGCTGGTAAATTCTTTACTTTAGAGAGACGAGACTTTGCAAATAATTCTGCTTTTGATAATAAAATGCTAGGTACATATTTCATTACTAAGGTAGATCATGTATTTAAGAACGGTCAATATTATAACTATATAGTAGGAGTTAAGACGTATGCTGCAGAAAGCATGAACATGTCTAATGAAATTATATGAGCATTACTACAGATCCACAGCTAACACAAATAAATTTATTTTATAAGAAGGATTTCTACGAAAAAGCATCCAACTATCTTGGCGCAATACAAAGTTATTCTACTGAGCTCGGTTATGCTATAGAACATTCTAAGGCAAAAGTCGCTAATGACCCTATAACAGCGATGTCAGATTTCTACGTTAAGATGGATAATAGAATGAAAAGTATGGGAGCACAATTTACAGCGCATTGGATAAAAAATTATAATTTAACATTAGAAAAAGTAAGAAATGAAGTTGGTCTAAAAATTGGTACAGGTACTTTTTATCGCAGTTTTGGTGATAGTATTGGCAGTATAGCTAGACAAGAAACTCTTTACGATGAGAGCACCACATCAATTCAAAATAAAGCTTTTCCTGTGAGATATGGTTCTTCTATGTCGAACAAAATACACCCTCAAATACAATTACTTTATGCGGACTTTAGTAATAAACTTAATAAAATTTTTAATCAAAATTTACAAAATATACAATCAACAGGTTCTTTGTCTACTAAATCCCATGGAGAAAATTTAGTGCCCGACGTGGAGCATTCAAAAAGAATACAGAGCATAATTGCAACGTTAAATCAAAAAATAAGGAATGAATTTAAGGAACTTTACAATGTAATACTTCTCTATTGTCAGTACAATCCTAGAGCATCAACTCAAAATATTCAATTTGTTCCAAATTTTAACATTACAGTTAATGTAGAAGGTAACAACTTAAATCAAGATATACTCTTTAATCAATTACAAGAAGTTAAGAAAGATATTGTCACGAAGACAATACTGGGACTAGGGTAACATTTACTGCCTCTGCTTGTGCCTCTATAACTTTTGCTTCGTCCAGAATGCGCTTAAACACCTCATCTCGACTTAATAAAAGTTTTTCTTTTCTATCATCGTCTTTCAACATTTTTCTAGATTCAATTTCCATAATTTTTAAATCTTTTGCAGAGTCTTTCTTCATTTGTGTTACGTGAATATCTTTAATAATAGAAAGCGCACTCGACACAGCCTTTAATGCCTCAGATAGTGCTTCTACCTCTCGACTTTCAGGGTTATTCATTACATAATCCTTTACACCTTCAACTATTTCAAGACCTTGAGTTACTAGCTTACCAGTACTATTAAGTACAAAACTTTCTAACTTTTCCCTAGGTAGATCGAAATTATTATTGAGAAGATCCTTATTATTGTTTGTATTAACTTTTAATTGGGTTATTAAGTCGTCTACGCTAAATTCTTTTTCTGCCATTCATTATTTATACCTTGAAATTAATATACAATATATTATATTATTACTATGAGTAATGTTCCTTATTCCCCTAACATGAAGTTTGAGAAAACTCATCCTAACGCACAGCTTCCTAAGAAAAATTTTCCTACAGATTCTGGCTGGGATTTATTTGCTGTCGAAAATACTGTTATCCCTGCTAATGGCAAAGCTGTTGTGCCTGTTGGACTTAAGCTGGCCTATCTTGAAGACGGGTATTGGCTGAGTGTTGAGTCTAGATCCGGCTTGAGCTTTAAAAACTCCATTTTAGCCCACCCTGGAGTTATAGATCAAAACTATAGAGGCGACCTTGGTGTGCTACTATATAATCATAGCAGCGCGGATTATAATGTTTCAGCAGGTGAGAGAATAGCCCAGCTGGTATTACACTATAATATACAAATTAATGTTGATTGGGGTGCTATTCAACTGACGGATAGAGGCGAAAAAGGATTCGGAAGTAGCGGTAAATGATAGATGTCGATAAAGTCTGGACGGAAAAATACCGTCCTGCAACATTGAATGATATAGTTTTATCAGAAAAAAATAAATCTATACTTAAAAAGTTTGTTGATCAAGATGAAATTCCTAATCTTCTTTTTTGTGGGCATGCTGGTATAGGAAAAACAACATCAGCTAAAGTGCTTATTAATATACTTGACGCAGAACATATCTACCAAAATTGCTCTGAGGTGGGGATTGATGCAGTTCGGAATGATATAACAGGGTTTAGTAGAACAAAGAGTTTTAACGGTAAGAAGAAAATTGTTTTGCTAGATGAGATTGATGGAATGGCTTCTATAGAAGCTCAAAGATCTCTACGTAATGTTTTGGAAGAATACGCCGGGCACTGCAGATTTATATTGACTTGTAATTACAAGCACAGAGTTATTGTACCGCTGCAAAGCAGATGCCAGTCTATTGATCTAGATCCAAATATTACTGAGGTTGCAAAGAGATGTTTCACCATCCTAAAGCAAGAGACAATTGCTGTTGACGAAGAAAATAAAAAGAGATTAGTTGGATTAATTAGAAAATATTTTCCAGATATACGCAAGTGTATCAATGAAATGCAAAAGTTTTCCACAGACGGTAAGCTCACTATACCTGATTTAAATGTTAATAGTGACTTTGCCGATAAAATAATTAAACTAGTAACTAGCAAGAAGGTTCTACAGGGTCGAAAATTTGTTATTGAGAATGAAGCTTCTTTTAACGGGGATTACCCTATTTTGATGAAAAATGTCTTTGATGAAATCTGTAAAGGTAATTATGGCTTAACAGAAAATCAAAAAAGAATGTGGCTTGTTACTACTGGCGAATACATGTACAGATCGGCATTAGTTCTAGATCAAGAAATAAATTTTTACTGTTTATTGTTGGCGTTATCAGAGATTAGCGCTTAGGTAAATACTTGGCCGTAGATTTTCCTGGATTAGGGAAATTAGGATTAACTTCTGGAGTGCGAGCATCTTTTGCAGGTGAGCTAGGTATTTGAACATTTACATTATTAAGTTTTCTATCACCTTCATTATCTTTATTATTACCTAAATCACTAGTCTGTGTTTGTCTAAAAGGGCGTAATGTTGCTTCAGCTGTTTTTTCTGCTTGCTCTAGCTTAGGGTCTATATTAACGTTACCTTCTCTTTTTAGACTATTAGGAACCGGGGCTAAATTAGGGTATGTATGTATAGGTTCTAAAAGATGTGCTGGTACAGTAATAAATTCACGATATAAACCAGGCGCAACCTCTTGAACTATGTCAACTATGAACGATTCTGCTTCGTTTTGTATATCACCAGAGTGAATAGTGGGTCTAACTGTTTTTATGGCGCTAACACGAAGATTGAGACCGCTATCTTTGAAAGATTTGGCCTTTTGAACATAGTTTGGAGCTTGCTTCTTGAAGAAATCATCACTAAATGCATTTTCTGTGAATTTAACTAAATCACCAGTTAGAAATCCACCTCTAGTAAACCTTTGAATAGAAGATTCATATAGCCTGACAAATTTGTTCATACATATTATTTATAGCTTAAAACCGTTAAATAAATACTTTTGTAACAAATATTACACTATAAATATAGTATGGCAGCTATTGTATTAAACTCGTTTTCGGCACCTGCTTCAGGCGCTTTATATAGAGACTTACTATTAGATCTTAAAATAAACTATACTAGAAACCTACAATTAGAAAAACATAGAGAAGTGAAGGATTTGCAAAGATCAGAAGATATAGGCGCAATTAAAAATAGCCTATTTAATTTATTTACTACTATACCTGGTCAAAAAATATTAAACCCTATTTATGGCTTAAATTTATTGCAATATTTATTTGTACCCGCGTCAACATCACAAGCTAGAATTATTGGGGAGGTAATCTTTACTGGTGTAAAAAGATTTGAACCTAGATTATTAATTCGCAAGGTTAACGTTGAAGCTATCGAAGATCAGAATCAATATAACGTAGCAATGATAATGGATGTACCCTCTTTAAACGTTACAAATGTATCTTTAAATGGAACATTAAATGATTCGGGATTTTATTATAATTAAACATGAATACAGATATTACAAATAATCCATTTAGTTTGCCTATTAACGCTTATGCAGCGTTCGATGCCTCTAGTTTAAAATCGTTAATGATACAGCGCTTGAGCCAGGGTAATGTATTTACAGATCAAATTTACGAGGGTAGTAATTTTAATAGTCTACTCGACATTATAGCTTACAGTTATAATGTTCTGTTGTTTTATCTAAACAAAACTGCTAGTGAGAGTATCTTTAGCCAGGCACAGCTGTATGAGAACATGAATAAAATTGTAAAGTTGCTTGGGTATAATCCAATAGGCGTACAAACCAGTATTTTGAGTTTCAATACAACCGCGCCATCCAGTCTACCTAGTGGAGTTTATACTATTCCAAGATATTCTTACTTTACAATAAACGGTATACCGTATTCATTCACCGAAGATGCAACATTTATAAAAAATAGCGATGGTGATGAAGTCTTGCAAAACTTAAGTGATTCTAGCGTCTTGTATCAAGGATTAATGACACCATATCCAAGTTATATAGCTAACGGCGCGCCCTACGAAGAATTTATATTAGCCGCAGTTGGTGATGAGGGTAATGCAGATTTAATAGACCATAATAACATACATGTTTACGTTACAACTAAGAACGGAACGTATGAACAATGGAATAGGGTAAATAGTCTTTACTTAGAATCATCTAACAGTAAGAGTTTTGAATGTCGTCTTAATGAAAATCAAAGATATGTTATAAAATTTGGTAATAATGTTAATGGAAAACAAATACCACAAAATAGTTTAATAACTGTCTTTTATCTTAAGAGTAGCGGTTATGCAGGGCAAATAGGGCCAAACGTTTTGGACGGTAATAGATTATTTCTTTATAATCAGCCAACATACAACAAGATTTTTAACGATATTAAAACAAATACAACTTACCTAAATGATGCTCAAGCATCTTTATTATCATTTAGTAACTCATCTCCTAGCACAGTCTTTAACGGGTATGAAAGTACTAAAGATATACGTAACAACGCGCCTAATTTATTTAAAACACAATATAGATTAGTTACTACAACTGATACGGAACTTTATATAAAAAATAATTTTAATAATGTTATTAATGATGTAGCTGTATTGAATAATTGGGAGTATCTAGCAGAGCATGTACGTTATCTATACAATTTAGGGCTAAGGTCCCCTAATAATGATAGCCGTGTATTGTTTAATCAAGTTACTTTTGCCGATAGTTGTGACTTTAATAATCTATATGTTTACGTGGTTCCTAAATTGCAAAATAATAATTTTAGTACAACTCTTAGAAATAATTTTCTCAATACTGGATTAAAAGATAAAATTATAAACACTATACAGAATTTAAAAATGGCTACAACAGAGATAGTCATGATGGACCCTGTCTACATTGCAGTATCGCTGGGGGTAGCTAGTATAGATGAAATAAACAACAAAGAACTTACTACTTCTATAGGGGATGAAACAACTATACTTGTCGGTAGATCGCCTAATAGTAGATTTTCAGAAAATGAAATAAAATCTCAAATTAATAATATAATAACTAGTTATTTTAGTGTTGAAAACTGTAAGCTAGGGCAAACTATAGATTTACTATCTTTAACATCATCAATATTATCATTAGAAGGTGTAACTTCTTTAAGAACTCAAAGAGTTGTAAATGGACAGCAAATAGTGAAAAACGGATTAAGTTTTATGGTGTTTAATCCCGTATACAGCGACTCTAACGAAGATATAAATATTATAAATCAAAACCTTACTCTACAAAGATTTAAAATTCCATATTTGTACAAATCGGAGACAATATTTTCTAAAATTTTTGTAGTAACACCTGATACTCAGGAAATAAGCCTAAGGGAGTATTGATATGCCCGGGCCTAGTGTCAGTATACTAGCTACGGTACTGGATAATAGCAATAGACCCGTTAGTAAAGGTTATACGTTATCAAACACTCCTTTCTATTTTAAGCCAATATGGGATGGGGAATCTATTAATTACAGTCAATATGAAATTATTTGGGATTTTGGAGACGGTACTACATTTTTAGGGCTAAGTGCAACCCATGTATACAAATTACCAGGAATTTACCCTGTAACAGCTACATTTTTTAATAGAACAGGTCAGGCCTTTAAAATCACCAGTACCACCAGTTTAAGTGTTTACAACGTAATGCCTGATACTTTAATTTTTGATAGATTAACACCAACTTACAGAGAAGGTTTATATCTATTACCTGCAGGTAAAAAGAGCGAACCGCTAAAAATTTACAGATACAATAGCTGGCAAAATGATAAATTTCTATCAAAAACCAACTATACAATAAATCTTTATGCATCAGGATCTAACAGTACATATTATTCACCAGAAGAATATTACAAAGGACGTTACTCACATTTAAGAAATTTCTTCGGCTTTATAGAAACTGAAGTTAATAATGATACATCACAGAACAAAATTATAAATAAAACAACAACATCATCTGTTAGTGTTTACGCCATACCCAATTTTGATGAATATGGTGAAATTACTTTTGACTTTACAACAACACCTAATCAAAAAACAGCATTCGCCGGTACTTCAGGTAGTACGACCACAGACACAAAATACATAAGCTATATAGATCAAACACCTTCCAGCGATAAGAAAAATACCTTAATATATTTGTTTGCACATATAGATTCTACCGGTTTTGAAGACTCTTTTACCTTTAAAAACAATCTCTATACATACTTAAGTTTACCAGCTTACAGTATTAATAATACAGCATGGCAGACTCAATACCTTAAATCTGTTTTTAATCCAGCAGAAAAAATTTCTATTACAAGCAACGGTATTACGGTAGAAGGCGATGTAGATTACATAGGCAGTCTATCAGCACAACAAGTAAACTATTTTAATATCTACCCTATTAAATGGGCTGATTCAAAAATTTCTTTTTGCTGTACTTTCAAAGATTCCTCTAATTTTACAACCAAAAATTATCCTAACATTACAAAATTTAGATTTGACGGCAAGCATCCCACCGAGGTTAATACTGTTAGCTTAAGCTTAGTAAGCTACAAAGATCAAACTTATAATACTACTAGACTATTTACTAAAGATACGGTGCAAAAAGACTATGAGAGAGTAGAAGATGCTATTTTTGAAAAAAATGACACAGTACCAGTATTTAAAAATAGTAGCTATTTTTGCGGTATGTTAAGGACTAGGACTTCCGTAAATGCAGCTGTTATTAGTGCATGCGCTTTAATACAAGATGAGCCTGTTGCAAATTTAGGTATTACCTATGGTTATGTTGGTCAACCTGGCCTAAAAAATATAAAGAAATTTAATAAAAAAATTATAATGGATCACTGTGGTTCTGAAAACTTGCAGTTTAAAGTGCTTACGGATGAAGTTTATACTATTAACACTATTCAAGATTCTAGTGTAGGTATTTCAGTTCTTCCTCTTGGTAGCTTTAATTTAGGAGAAAATAGAATATATGTAACAGATTCTGACAATGATATGATGAAAGTTTATACACCTGAAGGATATAGTGTGGGTAATATTAATTTTAGAAATGCTTTAATTTATACAGGTTCCAATACAGTACCTATTTCAGCAAACTTGCTCGGTGATTTAGACGGTGCGACCCCAGCTAGTATAGCTTTAAATAGCAAAGGAGATGCTTGGGTTTCTCTATATGATGCAGTTTCATGTTTTAAGTTTGATTACTCAACTTTAACTATAACCGCTTGCGCGGTACCCCCTCTAAACAACACTTATTATGATACATCATCTTATTTTTCAACTAGCGGATTTTCCGGTGAAAACTCACTTCTTCCAGCATGTTTAGACGTTGATAGTAGTGACAACCTTATTGTGGGTTATAGTCATCCTATTAGTGGGTTTATCATAAAATACAATAATGATGGTGTTGCTAAAAAAGTAATAGCACTACCTCAATTTACTACAGTTCAGGAAATAATAGCTGATAAATTTGATAATGTGTATGCTGTAGTTAAGGATATGAGACGTGACAAACCTAATCCACATTATGTGGATGATTTTGTATATAAATGGGATCAAGATTTAAATTTAATAAAAAATTTTCCTGTCCCTATTAAAAATATTGGAAGTGCAACTATAGATTTAAACCAAAATCTATACGTTAACAACGGCGCATCTAAGTTTACTAGAATCACCCCTACAGGTGATTTGACTGAGATTATCTTACCGGTAAACCCGGAAACGTTTATGCAATATATTGGCGGTATTGCTTGTGATGAGGAAGGATTTCTATGGATTGTTCACAATCAAACAGGCAAAATGTATTTTTATCCTATCGATACATTAATACAGTTACCGTTGTCGGGTGTATTTTGTGGCGACTTGCCCGATATTCAGCTTATAACACCTAACGGTAGCCCTGCACATTATTCCGCTGTAGGTGACTGGACAGGGGTAAGATGGATAAACAAATTCTTAAAGAAAAATACCCCAGCTCCTAGATATATTTACGGAACAAGTAATTTATTTACTATCAAAGAAGACAAGCCTGTTATTTCAAAGATTAATGAGGATTATGACCAGGCAGCCACTTTTAAAGGATATGTTTTGCAAGAATCACTTTTAAATAAATCTCAATTTTTTGATAATTTTCTCGGTCAAATTGTCGGTGATAGCGATAGTCTACCTACCGAGCTTGGCAAAACAATTTTTGAAAAAATTGCTAATTTTACATCTAACGTTAGTGATGTAGATAGGTGTGAGTTGGATTCGTTATTGAGTATGCACAGTCAAATGGGCAAAGACCTCCCTGTATTTGGGGCTACCTATCCGCCTAAGCTAAGAAGAGTCATGAATTTACTAAGTCAAAAACAAAGTAAGCTGTTCGGTTCGCCTAATACATATAGATATGATTTTAATAACAGAGTTGACGGTAATAGTAGAAATTTAGGTGAAGAAATTGATATTATATCTGGCTATTTTATAGCTGGCGAACCTATAGTTACTTTTGAAAATTTTAGCCAAACATTTAAGCTAGTTTACAACACACTAGTACCTGAAACTAACGGAATAGTTAGCGTAGAAGGTAGTTTATATCCATTATCCGGTATAAACTACAACTGGGGGTGGGGACTAGTTCTACCAGACGATAGTATTCACGGACCAGAGATTGCACAATTTTATAAGTTCTATAAATACATACCATACATGCCTTTAAACGCTATAGACAGTTCGATAGACTTTAATAATATTCAAACTACTTATACCAATACTCAAAGCTCTTATAATGATTGGACAAAGTATGGAGGGATAATGGATCAAGCAATTTCAAGAGCATTATATGAAGGGTTAAATTTATATGATAATTTCTAGTATACTTAATAACGATTACAATGCTTTTGACAATAAAGACCCATATACGTTTTTAGAATGGTTTAAGCAAAATGATTCTGTCGATCCTGATGTAAATGTTCAATTTCTTGAATATAAAAAATATATTTTAAATTGGACAGAAAAGAAAAAATTAACAAAAATAGAGACAAAAAACGTTATCCAGGCTAGTTACGTACAGGTTTTAAGGGAAATAGCGGTCTCTTACAGCACAGAGGAGGAAAAACGTTTTGTAACTAATGCCGATTTAAACAATCCAAGCGATGTAGAAATAGTACTACCATTCTTTATTTACAAATTAAAGCAAATATGCCTTTACTATGCTATAGCAAGAGAAGAATTAAAAAGTAGTTTTATTGAATATGGTTCAAGAGGTACTAGCTTTGGGGTAGAGAAAATAGTAAAAGATTTAATATTTTCTACTGCAAGGCTTGATATATCGTTTGATAATTTACCTTGCTTTTTTCCTCCTCTTTCTTCTATCGCACAAGATTTATATGTAACTGTAGAAGAAATATACGATACTACAGACAATTATTTTAATGTATCGCCTGATAATATTAGTAAAGACAGGTATAGTACAGTGCAAAATCTTTCCTCTATAAATTTAATTTTTCCGAATTTATATGTTGAATTTAAGCAAGCAGTAGTAGACGCAATCCATCAATACCCTATTTATATAGATTCATTAAAAAACACTTTTGCAATTAACCCGCCTCTATCTGGCATCGAATTAAATTATTTAAAGAATAGAGATTTTGTAGACTATCTTCAGTCAAATTCCACTGATACTTTAAAGTTAAATCTCTTGCGTAAATTAGCGCCAAAGTATCTAGCAAATGATTTTTATTATCTTAGTACAGGTAGTACTACTACTAATTTTGTATCCGGTTTGTTATTCTCAGTGTCGCCGCTCACAGGTGCACCTACTCTTAATTTGTTAAATAGAAATAATCCCAGTGTAGCCACAGTACCAAATACTAATGAATTATATACAGAATTAGAACTAGGTAGGTTCTTTTTACCACATCATCAAGGCGTACTGATTCACAATACACCACAAAAGACATTTAGCATTAACACGGGTGAATTACTTCCTAATACCCTTTATGCATTTCCGGATCCCAACGTTGTTGGAAGTGTATCGTATAACAGTAATATTGATAATAATTTTCCTTTAGTTTATAAAGTAGATGTCTCTTGGAATAAAGTAAGTCGTAGTAATCAGTTTAAATTTGGCGATGTATTCGCAATACCTTATAACAGCCTGTATTATGGTTATCAAAGTCGAGAGCAAGATTTAAATCTAGGGACTTCGGGTATTAGTAGAGTTCAGGATAATGTTGATTTTTGGGGTGGATTAAAAAAGAATGAATGGCTTAATGCTGATATATGGCCTGGTATAGATGTAGCAGATATTTACCCTAACCAAGATAGGCAAGAATCTTTACTGGTTAATAAAGGTACACCGGTTTATTGGGGAAGCGATATATTTAATAATGATTTTTGTCTTATTAAAGAAATTAGTCCTTTAAAAAACATTACAAATACAACCAGTCTTACTAGCCAGGGTATTATACCTGGTCAAAATACTAAAGTTACGGTTAATTCTAAACTATTAGAAGAACAATCAATTTACAATAAGAAAAATGTTCTACCTGGAGATTTATATTTTAGAGATAATATTGTTGGTAAGACATACACCGGGTTAATGGCGTTAAGCAGCGTACTTTTGAGATATCCTAAAAAAATATATGAAAGTATTCAATCTAAAATAGTTTATTTTGCTATCTACGGTAATACTTTTGTTTTAGAAACGGATGATATAGTTGTAGTTGATAGCTATAATTATGACTATGACAATAATCGTATAACACCAACGACACCGCAGGGTTTATTTTTTGATAAATTTTTAACCTATAAAAATATTGAACGTTTTGCCGGGGAATGGTATTCTGAAAGAGATGATAAACTATATCTATGCTTTTTAGTAGTAAATCCTCTTCACGGTAAATCTAGCTATAAGTCCATATACCCTAAGATATACGATATTAATCTTAGTCCTCTAGTTTCTAAGCTAATTTATCCTGATCCAGAAAAAGATATATTTTTAACGTATTCACTATCGGCTAACTCTGAAATACCATCACAAATTGATTTAAAATTACTTGATGGTATAAGTGTAGAGTTTTTAAACAAAACTAACATATTTAACATTTCGTATCTAGGTAAGAATCTCAATAGTCTGCCATTTGTAGTAAATGAGCAAATTTATAAAAACGAGCCTTATTTTTATACTTATCAGCCCCAAATATTTCAACCATTTTATTATACTGTAGATACTAATTATTTCACTTCAAGCCTACCTTATTTTACAAAATATATAGGATCAACGACTGGGATAGTAGGGTCTCATAATTTTATTCAAGGCCAACTCAATACCTCGCAATATAGTGCGACCGGTGTTAACTATATGTATTGCGATGGTGCACTACCTGTGCAACTAAACCTTTTAGGAACTTATATAGTTCAATTTGATTGGCAGGTTTATAGCGAAGTTACCGTGTTTATAGGATGCTCAGGTTATATAATTAGAAATACTGATTCTAATTTACTATGGAATGCCGATACCGCGACTGCAAAATATCTATTTAAACAAGACACAGTAGGTACTATAGTTGAAAAACTGTCTACTAACGGTGTTAATACTAATATATTAAATGTAGGTCTTGAGATAACCAGGCTAACCGATGACCCCT